GATTTAGAAGAGGTTCATATGACTTCTATAAAACTTCTTGGAAATACTTAAACGACGCTTCATTAAGAGGTGGATCTTCAAACTTTGTTAATGGTGACAACATCGATGGTGTATTAGTACCTGCTGGAACTTCTACAGTATACGATCAATTACTAGGAACAAACATTAGAAGACCTTTCTTACACGTAAGATATAGAGCTTCTCAAGCTGATGATAGAAGAATGAAATCATGGTTAACAGGTTCTGTTGGCGGTGCTAGTACTTCTACTCTTGATGCTATGGAAGTTAACTTCTTATCAGAAAGATGTCTATGTACTCAAGCAAGAAATAATTTCGTATTATTTGTAGCTTAATTTTTATAAGGTAAGGGCGCTTCGGCGCCCAATACCTTTAACTTATTTAATTATATTATATTATGTCAAAAGAAAAAAAGATAAACTCAGCCGAAATAGGTTGGGAAATAAAAGATAGAAGATATGTTATTAGAGGTGATAGAAACCCTTTAACATTTACAATAAAATCAAGACATACAGAGAAATATCCTCTGTTATATTTTGATACAGATAATAATACACAAAGAGCGTTAAGATATGCTACTAACCAATCATCACCTTTTGTTGATGAGCAAAAAGGAGAAGTAACATTAAGACATATTGTTTTTGAAGATGGAGCTCTTTTTGTACCAAAAGAAGAACAGGCTTTACAAAAATTACTTTCATTATATCACCCTGATAGAAATAAAAGATTTAAAGAGTTAATGCCTGTACAAGAAGCCGAAGATGAAGTAGAAGTTATTAATTATCAAATCGATGCTATGATGTTAGCAAGAGATATGGATATTGATCAAGCAGAAGCTATTATGAGAACTGAAATAGGTTCACAAGTAAATGAATTAAGTTCTAAAGAACTAAGAAGAGATTTACTTAAATTTGCAAAAGATCAATCTTATCTATTCTTAGAATTAGCAAAAGATGATAATGTAGAACTTAGAAACTTTGGTGTTAAAGCTACTGAAGCTGGTATTATAAATTTATCACAAGATCAGAGAAGCTTTACAATAGGTAAAAATGATAGAAAACTATTTAGCGTACCTTTTGATGAAAACCCGTATTCAGCACTTGCTGCATGGTTTAAAACAGATGAAGGAGTAGAAATGTATAAATCTATTGCTAAAAAGTTAAAATAAATAATTAAGGCGGGTTCGCCCGCCTTTTTATAAAAATATTACAATGGCAATAAACGTAAATACTGTATATAAAACAGTCTTGTTAATACTTAACCAACAACAAAGAGGATATATGACGCCTGACGAATTTAATAAAGTTGCAGATCAGGTACAGCTCAATGTATTTGAAGGTTATTTTGAAGATTTAAATCAACAGTATAGAGTGCCACAAAATGATACAGAATATTCAAATAGAGTAGAAAACTTAGAACAAAAACTACAATATTTTCAAAGAACAGGAACTACAACAGGAGCTAATCCATTTACTCCAGTTGCCGGAACAACAACTTATAATGGTAATGTTGTTACTGATACTATTTATAGAGTAGGTTCTGTTTTTTATAAAGGAGTACAACTAAACCAGTACGCACAAAGAAATGAGATAACACAATTATTACTTTCCCCGTTAACTCAACCTACAACAGATTTTCCTATATTTTTATATGAGAATGATAAGTTTTTTATATATCCAACGAGTATAATAACTCCAGCTGATATAACTTTTTCTTATGTTAAAAAACCAGAACCACCTATTTGGGGTTATGGTGTTGGTACATTAGGTCAATTTGAATATGCATCAGGAACATCTATAAATTTTGAATTAGCTGCTTCTGAACAAAGTAATGTTATAACTAGAGTTTTAGCATACGCTGGAGTAATAATAAATGATCCTACAATAGTGCAAGTAGCTTCGCAAGAAATAGCCGCAGAACAACAAAACGCAAAACAATAAGATATGTCTAAACCAGATGGCGGATTAATCCGTGAAAATAATTTACAATATTACGCCGGCGCGCAGATTATATATACTTCAACAGGAGCAACTACTGTATACAACTTTACATTTAACACTAAGTTAGTTTTAGGTAGCACAACTAGTTATGCACCAACAGATCCTAATTATATACAAAATAACTTTAAAATATATACAAGTCCAAACGGTATCAACAACTGGACTGAATTTATTACAGCATACACTGTAACTTATGTTCAAGATGGAGCAAAAGTCACAAGTAGAGTAACATTGGGAGCAGGTCAAGCAGCAGGAACATATGTAAAAGTACAATTAAAAGAAGGTGCTGTAGAAGATAATTATGGTAGTTATGAATATATAAAACTAAATGATATTGTTAATAATTTTATAGTTGGTTATGTTGGTCAAGATAAATTAATACCTAGAGTTAATAGAACAGATGTTATATTTCATGCAAAACGTGGTTTACAAGAGTTTAGTTATGACACATTAAAAAGTATAAAATCTCAAGAATTAACAGTTCCAGACAACCTTTCGTTGATAATACCACAAGATTATGTTAATTATGTTAAATTATCTTGGGTTGATGGCGCTGGTGTAAAACACACTATTTATCCTACACAACTAACTAGTAGTCCTTATTATACACCTGTTCAAGATAAACACGGTAAACCAGTTCAAGACAATTTTAGCGATAATATTGAAGGAACATCGATAACAAATGAAAGATGGCAAGCTAATAATCCTAACAATATAACAGGTTTTTATCCTGGTAATACAGATCTTAATCCATTAGTTTTTATGTATGATTGGTGGGGTGAGCCTGGCGGTCCTTATGGTTTTTATGGTCAAAGATATGGAGGTGAACCAGTTAACATGCAGATAAACGGTTGGTTTAACATTGATGAAAGAAGAGGTACTTTTAACTTTTCAAGTGATTTGATGGGTAAACTAATAATATTAGAATACATATCGGATGGATTAGCTTATGATTTAGATACTAAAATACCTAAACTAGCAGAAGAAGCAATGTATCAACATTTATTATATAGTATACTTTCTACTAGAAGAGATACTATTAGTATTGCCGGACAATATAAAAGACAAAGATACGCAGCGTTACGTAATGCAAAAATAAGATTATCTAATATTAAATTAGACGAAATAGTACAAGTAATGCGTAATAAATCTAAATGGATTAAACATTAAACTATGCCAGAAATAAAAAATACCTTTTTAAAAGGTAGAATGAATCAAGATCTTGACTCTCGTATTTTACCAGAAGGTGAATATAGAGAAGCTATCAACTTATTGATTAGTAGATCTGAGGGTAGTACTGTTGGTGAGTTTGAAAATATACTAGGTAATACATCAATAAGCACACTATCAAGTAATAAAAATTTAAGAGTGATTGGTGCTTTTACAGATGAAACTAATAATAGAGTTTACTTGTTTGCTACTGATTTTTCTAGTGAAGATCCTAGCGCTAGAGCAGCGAGTACTAACGAGTGTAAAATATTAGAATTAGATTTAAATAATCCTAATCCTACTGCAGTAGCTTTAGTTAATGGTCACTGGTTAAATTTTAATCAAAAGTTTCCTATATATGGTGTTAATTTATTAGAAGAATTATTATTTTTTACAGATAATTTAAATCAACCAAGAAGAATAAATGTAACTACAGCTAGAAACAACAATAATGCTTATACTGAAGAAATGCAAATTTCTGTAGCTAAGTATTATCCATGTTTACCTGTAGTTCCAATAGCAAAAACTTTAGGTACTGTTAGCAGTGGAGCTGCTAATACTACAACTGTTATAGAGTTAACAGCTGCGGCTAACAATGTAAAAGTAGGAGATATTGTAACCGATTTTGATGTTACAGATGTAGCTAATTTAGTTATAAGCAATACTTTACCACCTGTAAGAGTTGTTGAAGTGTTGAACCCAGGAACAAATACTCAGTTTAGAGTTAGTCCTGCAATGACTATAAACGCAACTCCTAATAGCAAACTACCTAGTGGAACTCAAATTAATTTCACTAGAACAACTATGAAGAATAGTAGTGATCCATATGTTTCTAATTATTCTTTACAAACAATCAACTTTGTTGGTGGTACTACTCAGTTTAGTATAAACAGATCTAACAATGGACCGGCAGTTGTTTTAGGTGGTGTCCCAAGAGTTGGAGATATTATAACTATTACTGGTGCTCAACCTGATGATATACCTAATTTAAATAATACTAACGCAGCATATCGTTATCCTATTAGAGTCGCATCAGTAAGTATACAAAGTGTTGCTGCTAATGATACTGGTATATGGGAAATAACAACTGATAAAGATTTTACAGCTGGTGGTAACTTAAACGGATTTGCTGTTAATGATACAATAGCTATAGGTAATAATGAAGATTATGATTCTACTTTTAAAGGAGACTCAAAGTTTATAGAAGATAAATTTGTAAGATTTAGTTATAGATTTAAATTTGAAGATAACGAATATTCTTTAATGGCTCCGTTTAGTAATGTAATGTTTATGCCTAAACAACAAGGACAATTTGGTTTAGGTCAAATAAATACAAAAGCTGAAAATGATATTAATAATTATTATCAAGATGAAACAGATGCTTATACAAGTACAATTATAGAGTGGTTTGAAAATGATATAGATACTATAGAAATAAAAATACCTTTGCCAAGTAGAGTTCCAGAAATGCTTTCACAATATAAAGTACAAAAAATTGATGTTCTTTACAAAGAGTCTGATGCGCTAGCTGTTAAAGTTTTAGATACTATAGATTTAAGTACACCCAATATAGATTTAGAAACTATAAGATATAATGATGACGTAAACGGTTTAATTGATCAAAGATATTACAATTATAATTATAAATCAAATAAACCATATAAAACATTACCTCAAAATCAAACTACAAGAGTTTATGATAAAGTACCAATTAGAGCTTTAGCTCAAGAAGTTTCTAGTAATAGAATTATATATGGTAACTATGTAGAAAAAATGACTCCACCAGCCTCAATACCTTACAGTGTTAGTCTAACTAACAGAGACATGGAAAGTTCTAATTATGCTGCTATTTATCCTCATCAAACAGTAAAACAAAACAGAACTTATCAAGTAGGTTTTGTGTTAGCAGATTATTATGGTAGACAATCAGATGTTATATTATCATCTTTTGATAGTGATAATTCTCAAGCTGGATCTAGTGTCTATGTTCCTTATAGAGCTAGCGGTGAAGCTACAACAACTCCTGTATTAGATTGGTTAGGCAGTAATTTAGCTGTAACTATCGATAGTTCTTTTGGTGGTGTTAAAAATTTTAATACTGGTGAGCCAGGTTTATATTATGAAGATAATTACGCTGCTTCAATTATTGCTATTACTGATGGTGATGGTGGTTATGAAGCAAATACTTCTTACAAAACAACTGGAGGTAGTGGGTCTGGCTGTGTTGTTAGGGTAACAAGTACAGGCGCTGGTGGTGCGATAACAGGTTTAACTATTATAAACTCAGGAACTGGTTACACGCAAGGAAATGAATTAACAGTTTTAGGTGGTGATGGTGCTGGAAATTTTACAATAAATGTAGGCGTTGCTAATCCATTAGGTTGGTATAGTTATAAATTAGTAATTAAACAGCAAGAGCAAGAATATTACAATGTGTATTTACCTGGTTTTGTAAATGGTTTACCTATAAACGATAAGGTTTGGAATAACACTCCTTATAATACTGGTACCACACCTGTAACATATCCTGGAAGTGAAGATATAGAAACAGAAAGAAATAAAATATTTTTCTCTACTGTATTAAGTGATAATATAAATAAAATTCCTAGAAACTTAAGTGAAGTTGGTCCTACAGATCAAGAGTTTAACAGTGATGAAATATTATATATTAGAATAAATAATCCTAACGCTACTGATACAGCAGGAGTAAGAAATTTACAATATTACCCAGGTCAAGTACTTCAAAATGTTTTAAATATAGCAACAGTAAAAGAAACACAATTAGCACCCGTGCCTTTTCAACCTTTTAGTATTGGTCCAAATCCATCAGGCACAGGTCAACAACAAGTTGATGCTCAAGGTGATACTACAGTTCCTGGTTTTAGTGTTGCTTTAGGTTATCAAGGAGATTATGGTTCAACAACAAGATATGTTCCTCAACCTTTAGCTAGTGGTAAAGGAGTTGTAGTTACAGTTCCTACTGGTTCAATACCTTGGGGAGATGTAGCTGATAAACCTTCGTTTTACGCCGCTGATCAAAACCCTTTTATAATGAAAGTTGGTCAAGTAGGAAATTTAAACAATCCTGTTGGTGCAATTGTTTGTGGTCCTGATTTAGTTGGAAGTGGTGGAAGTTATCCACATGATAGTAATTATGCTAGTGGCGTTAGAACAATGGAGCCGATTTTATCTGTAGCTGAAACAAAACCCACATATTCAGTTTTAGAATTATTCTATGAAACAGCAATGTCTAATAAATTAGAAACATTAAATGGTATGATTGATACTAATTATAATGGCGCTGTAAGAATAAATGCTAGCTCAGGTAGTTTTCCTGAATCTACACCTAGTGGAACTAATGTAGGTCCAGCATTTAGTTTTGTAAATGGATCTGGTGCTATAATACCTTATGGTAGTATTACTGGTGTACCTACTATAACAAAAGTATATAGACAAAACGATGCTAGTCAAACTAATGTACCTGGTTTATTTACTTTATTAGCTACAGGTTCTTCTAATCAATACACATTAAGAACAGCTTCAGATTTTGTTTATACATCTACGTCTAATGCAACACCTTCTAGTGATGTTTATATATTTGATTTACAAGTAATAACTAGTGCTGGAACTGATGATTTACCTGGAGTTATGACATTAACATTAAGTAATTCAGATCCAGTAATGTATCACACTAGTATTTCAGATAGCTCACCAGACAATAGAATAACTACTAGTTATAACGTATCACCTAATCCAGCTGTTAATGATACTAATATAGTTCAATTGTTTGGAACAAATGGTAGTCCTATAACTAATACTAATAATAGAAGTCAACAACTAATATTTAGCATAGGAAGTTTAGCGCCTGGTACACCCGGTAATACTTCAGATTTTAGTATTAACTCTACAACAGGATTAATAACTAGTAATATTACAATGGCTAACGAGCAAGATTACGGATTAGTTGTTAATTTAGCAGATGCAAACGGTGCGGCTCCTGGTAGTGAGTCTATAGAAAGAACTATAACTTGGACAGCAGGTACTGCTTTTGCGCCAAAAGCTATTGGTTTAAGTCAACAAACAGCAAGTAATTATCAATTTGCCGGTGCTGGTAATAGTGGTGAATATCTTTTTGCTAATGTTTCTAATAGTGCTATTGCCTCTTCTGGTCCTTTTGGTACCGCAAGTCAATTTTTTAATATTAAAAAAATATTTAATGATAATAATAATGTTTGTAGTGGTAATGCTACAGCGAACTTATTTCAAGGTACAATAGAACTAGAACCTAAATTATATTGCAGTGCTACTGGAGCAGGAACTATTGCTGTTAGCTTTGCTATTCAATATAGAGCAAATAGTGGTAATCCATGGGGGTATATAAATAGTTTAGCAGGTGCTGGTTTAGATACTTATAGCGCTACTAGTCCTGTAGTTCAAATAACAAAATCAACAGTTAATACAACTCCTGTAACAAAAAAATATAAATTTGATCAACTAGGAGAGTATAGATTAGTAACAAATGGCTTAACAACAGAAAGCGTGGTAGTTCCTAGATTTGAGTTAGATTTTGAAGATGGTTCTTATGGTACAACTTCAAATGGTCCTTGTACTAGTTAGTAATTAATTAAAAAAACAAGTAATAATATATTAAATGGCTATAACAATAGATGTTAACTTCTTTAATTCCTTTGTATTAAAAAGAGTTTATGCTAGTAATGGCGCTGCAGCTAATGCTCAAATACCTTACGCGTATAATCAAGGTGATAGAGCTGGTGGTGGAGGTGGTCCAATTACTTGGTCAACACCTATTGTGTCTAATCCTACATATGACTGGTATATCGAAGAGTCTAGAATACGTGGCGGTTATAATAATACAAGTATGGATATAGGTGTAAAAGCATATATTGTAGAAGAAAATGATAGTCAACAAAGAAGAAGTAATTCATTGATATATTCTGGTATTTACAACTCTAGAACAGGTATAAATAATACAAATCAATTTAGCGTTGCAGAAGAAATTACTAAAAGTGTAGATCCAGTTGGTGGATCAATACAAAAGCTTTTTGCAGAAGATACAAACTTAACTGTATTTCAAGAAAGAAAATGTAATGTAGCTTTAATAGATAAAGATGCTATATATAGTGCTGAAGGTGGAGGAACACTAACAACTGCTAATCAAGTTATAGGTTCAATAACACCTATTCCAGGTAACTGGGGTATTGGTAAAAATCCTGAATCATTTGCTACATATGGATATACTAAGTATTTTGTAGACAAAGATAGAAATGCAGTGCTTAAAATGGACGGTAGTAATATACAAGAAATATCACAAGCTGGTATGACTGATTTCTTTAGAGATCAATTATCAGCTATTGGTAATAATGGTGATATATTAGGTTCTTATGATGTTTATAATAAAAACTATGTAATATCATTACAACCTAACGGTAGATATTCTGGTTCTAATATAGCTACTGATACTTATAAAACTTTAACATGGGACGAGAGAAACGCTGGTTGGACTAGTTTTTACACATATCAACCAGATATAATGTTTAGTGTTAGAGGTGATTTTTATTCTACATCACCTAGTTATGCAGCTAACGGTAATATAAATACTAATTCATTTTTATGGAAACACTACAGTAATGCAGATAGAAACAACTTTTATAATTTTAAAACTGCATCGTCTATACAATTTGTGTTTAATCCACAACCTAATTTTATAAAAACATTTAAAACCATTAACTACGAGGGTAGTAATGGTTGGGAGGTAAGTGATTTTAAATCAGACACTACAGGACAAGATCCTTCTGTAACACCTAGTGGCAACTGGTTAAGTAATTTTGATCAAGCAACTGGTAATGTTAGATTAGCAAACGGCGCTGCAGGTCCAGCTAGTTATAATAAAATATATAGTTATGATGAAGGAGCTTATACAGAAGACAATATACAATATAGAGCAGGTTTCTATAGAAAACAAAACAAATATTACGCTGTAGTACCTAATAATACTCAAACACCGATATATGGTGAAGTTATATATGGTAATCAAACAATGGGTATTAAAGGTTATTTTGCTACAGTAACAATGAAAACAGATAATACAACTAATAACGGCGGACTAAAATCTTTATTTGCGGTCAGCTCAGAATTTATAATGAAATAATTATGCCAATAGATCCAGTTTCAGCTGCTATAGGTATTGGAGGAAGTGTTCTTTCCGGTATTTTAGGTGGTAGCGCAGCAAAGCGAGCTAAAAGAAGAGCTCAGGCCGAAGCAAGAAGATTAAAAGGAAAACTAGAGTTTTTAGAAAATAATCGTCAAGCTATTATTAATCCTTACGAAGGAATATCAGATTTATCTGGTATGGTTACTGATAGATCAGCTCAAATGACAAATGCTTATAATAACTTATCTGTTGCTACTCAAGCTGCTGAGATGAAAATAGAACAAAGTGATATAGCATTGGCTAATACATTAGATACATTAATGCAAACTGGTAGTGGAGCTGGTGGTGCTACTGCTTTAGCGCAAGCTGCTTTACAAAGTAAAAAAGAAGTTGCTGCTAGTATTGAATCACAAGAAGCTGCAAATGAAAAACTAAGAGCACAAGGTGAAGAAGCTTTAGAGCAAAGACAAATGGCTGAAAAAGCTAGAATCGAAGGCATACAGTTACAACAAGCAGAAAAAGTACAGGAAGCTGATGTTGCTGGTAAACAGTTTGTATTTAGTCAAAAAGAAAACAGAGAACAACAAAAAATCGATAGAACAGCTGCTGAACTTGATAATGCTAGAATGATGGCTGCTCAAGCACAAGCTGATCAAACATCTGCATTTACAGGTATGTTAGGTGGTATTACTAACTCTTTAGCAAGTGCATATACTGCACCAGAATAAAATTAATAAATTATGTCATATACAAGTCCAAAATACACATATATTTCTAGCCAACCAGCTTTTGATAGACTTCAACAAGATATAACGGGAGCAGCTAAAACTATTGCCGATAAAAAAGCAGTAGCAGCTAAAGAAAAGAAAGCCGAAGATGAGAGACAAAGAAAGATCAATGAATCAAGATTAGCTCTAGGTAGAGGTGCAACGCAAAAATATTTAAATGATGTAGTTCAAAACTCTACTGGTGGTGAGTTTGAAAAAGGAGCTATACAAAAATATTTTGAAGGTACTGGTAAAAAAGTAGGTGAACTTACAATGCGTACGCAAGGTCCTAATCCTCAGTGTGAAATAGATGGTACTTGTGAAGCGGATATGGCTGAATTAGCTAGACTACAAGGTTTACCTGGTCAAGTTAAAACATTAACAGAAAACATGTTAGATCAATTAGATTATAGCGATATAAAAAATATTGATCCTAATCAACCTGGTAATTATTTTTTAGCCGCAAACATATTAAAAGGAGCTACTGGTGCTGATCCAAATAGCGGTTATTCTTACGACTTAGAAACCAGTGAAGATGGTAAGAGTGTAAATTGGGTTTTTAAATTTGATGAAGCTAAAGCTAGAGAAAGTTTTAAAAACGCTAAACCTCCAATGTCAGAAGAAGAGATTAATGAACAGATAGAAGCCATGAAATTTGATGGTGGTGCAACGTCTTTTTCTATTAATAGTGGAGGATTAGAATCTGCAACTAGAAATGGTGGTAATTTATTTGTTGAGACACCTCAAATGAGTAACGAAGTAAATGAAGTTTTAGCTGACACACAATTGTTTCAAGGTATTAAGTTTGATGATAAGGGTAATTTAGTTCCTGGAACTGGTGACTTTGATATTGAAAGATTTACAAAAGGATATAGAGCATACACTGATTATGATAAAGATGGTGGAGAGATACAAATGTACGAAGCTGTTGTAGATAAAGATAAAATTGCAAACGACGCTGCTTTTAATACGCAAATAAAAAGAAAAATTGAAGAATATTTAAAACCAGAAAATAGTGGTCAAATGACTGCTTTGTGGAATATGACATTATCTGGTCACTCGTATGATTGGGACGAAAATGAAATAGCTAAAGAAATGGGATTTGAAACACCTGAAGATATGAGAGCTGCCTGGAAATATGGAGAAATAACTGAGCAAATGAAAAATGCTTTTGCTAAATATTATAAACAATACATGGTTGATGATGTAGCTGCAACAATGAATTCATCTAGCTTTCAACAATATAGACGTACTTCTGATGTACGTAGAAGAGGTTTTGCAGCAAGAGGTACTGATTTGATCATTGAAGATGATGAAATCTACGAAGGATAAAATAATTTAATATGACTAGATACGTTCTGCCAACAGGTAAAACATTTCGTGTTCCTGATGATAAACTTGAAAAATTTTTACAAGAATATCCAGACGCAGTAAAACAAGAAGCTAATCAAACTAGTAAATCTAATACGACTAATGAGCGAGTTGGTCAAAATGTTACTAGATTTTTTAATGAAGAAGGTAAATCTATAAGAGTTAGAGATAAAGATTTAGATAAGTTTAGAAAAGAAAACCCTGGTTATATGACCAAGGAAGAAATAGAAAAACAAATCGCTGATTATAAAGCTGCTAAGAAAAAATATGAGCAACAACGAAAAGAGTTAGAAGCTAAGAAAGAAGAAGAAAAAAGAATATACGAAGATAGAATTAAAAAAGGTTTTATAAAACATAAAGGAGAAGAGCTTCAACCGTGGTATAATAGAACAGTAAAAAGTAGAGATTCTTTAGGTCAAGGTTATATAGATGAAAACAATATGTCTATAGAAGATATGGAAAAATATCTTAAAGACAATAATTTTGATTATGTAATAAAAGGTGGTAAGCAAGATAAAGGTCCTGGATTTGGTGATTTTCTTGAAGCCGAACTTAGTGGTATGTATAACGCTGTGGATAAATTTCTTGGTGGTCATGTAGGATCTTTTCAAGATTTACAAGGACAATATATGGTTGGAAAAGCCAAGTCATTTACTGAAGATGCTAGAGAAAGAGATATAGCAGAATACGCTCCTGATGAGTATAATAAGTTAAGAGCTCAAAACTATATACAAATAAAAGAATTAGAAAAGAAACAGTCTTTATTAGAAAAAGACAGTGAAGAATATAATCAATTACAAGAACAAATAAATCAAGCTAAGGCGGAAATGCCTAGTGAATTTAAGATATATAAACAAGTAGAAGTAGAAGATGCCTTTGATGCTTATGATAATCTAGTTGGCGCAACCTTACAAATAGGTAGTGATGGTGAAGGTAGAGGGTTGTTTGGTGATAAAAACCAAAAACTATTAAATGAAGACGGAACGTTTAAAGATTTTGATGATGCTTTTACTGAAGAAGAGTTAGGCGCGTATTCTCAAGCTGATATAGACATGTTTAGAGCATTGCATGCTGTAAACAAAGACATGCATGAGTTAGACAATATAGTTGATCAATTTAAAAGCAGAACTGGTTTAATTGATACAGATCGTGGTTCTGTACTTGAAAGTGTGTTTACTGAAAATGAAGATAAAATAAATGAATTAGCTGAAAAATATAATTTTGAGGTTGATGATTTTAAAAGAGGCATAGAAGCAGGCGCTATGGGTATGTTCAATGGTGATACTAGTTCTTTATTTAAAGATGCTAGAGCTAAAATATCTCAAGATTATGATACTGTAATGGAAGAAAAAGGTTTCATTAGAGATAATTGGATGGACGATGAGTATGTAAAAATAATTTTTGATCAAGAAGGTTATAGACCTACTGATGAAGAAGTAGAGTTTGTACAAGGTCAAAAACTAGCTGTAGATTTTAACCCAGCAGCTATAGCTCAATACAAACAATATTTAAAACCTTATGAAAACGAATTACAAAGTTTAATTAAAAAGGTAAGAACAGTTAGTACAACTGTAGGTAGTGAAGAAGATATATTAGCAGATGACGTTAGAGTAGCTGAAGGTGAAGCGAAAGTACAAGCTGTAATAGATAATGCGTATATGGACGCTATAGGTCAAGATCCTCAAATAAGATACATAATGAGTGATCTAGCTGATAAAGCAAAACCTGAATTAGACGCGTTACAAAAAGAATATCAAGGTTTAATAAGCGAAGCTACTTCACAAGAAGAAATTGTTAAGCTAAACATAGAGTTAGAAAACAAACAAAACGAATTAGTAATAGGTAAACTAGTTCAAGATCCAGAATATAAAAAGCGAGCTACTGAAATAGGTATGGCTTTTGGTGAAATAGGTAGAGAATATAATATTGATTTTACTAGACAACAAAGTGGTTTTACTAGATTTATGGATAACATATATGATAGAAAAGACTTTGATTGGTATAATCCTTTAGAGTGGGCAGCTGAAACTGTTAATGCTTTTGGTGGTGGAGTTGAAGGTATAACTTCAGCTATTGGTGATCAAGCAGTTGCTAGTTTTAGTGGGTTTATGGTTCGTAATAGAGATAAAAAAATAAAAGATCTTGAAGAAAAAATTAAAGAAGGAGTTATTGAACCTACACAAGATGTTTATTGGGACGAAGGATCACAAGAGTGGAAACCTGATGAATTAAATTATTTTGAAACTCAATTTGGTTTTTCTAGTGAAGCAGTATCTGGCGGTTCTGATGCTAGATCTCAGTTAGAAAATTTAAAAGAAAAGAAAACATATTGGGTTGACTCTATTGAAAAGCAAATGGCTGAAATGGCTAGATCTTCTAAAAGACTAGAAGGTTATGGTGGTGCTGATTACAGCGATGGTATTAGTTTAAAAGATGTTTTTCAAACAGTTGGTCAAACATTACCACATATTGGTTTAGCTGCTGCAGGAACAATGGCTGCTCCATTTACTTCTGGTACTTCTTTAGCACCAGTTGCTACAGTATTAGGATATGCTGGTACAGTTGCCATGGGACTACAGATGTATGGTGATAATTATAACTCAGCACTAGAAGAGTATATAACTTTAAATGGAAAAGGCAGAGACAGTATAAGAGCTAGAATACAAGAAGAAAATCCAGATTTAAACGAACAAGAAATAACTACTCTAGTAGAAAATGAGTTTAAAGACAACATGGTTCAAGCTTATATATCAGGTGAAGGTGCTAATATAGCTACATCGGCTGCTATAGCTGCAGCTCAAACAGCGTTAGAAAAATTTGGTGCTGAACAATTAGTAGGTAGTTTTCAAAAAGCAGCAGGATTACAAACTATTATAAACAATAGTCCTATGAAAGGTCTTACAGCTGCTAACATGTGGCAAGCAACATGGGACGATATAGGTAGAGGATTATATGCTTATGCTTTAGATCGTGGTGGAAATGCTGTATCAGAGTTTGGAACTGAATATATGCAAGAAGTTTTAGGTATGATGGCTACTGGTATTCAAACAGGTGAAGGCGCTGGAGCTTATGTAAAATATGATCAAGCACTACAATCAGGTATTGGTGGTGCTATATCTGGTTTAGCTATACCTTTTGCTGGTGATATTAAAACACAAAGTAAAATGGCTCTTAGAGATGCCGCTTCTAATATTGCATTAAAATATTCTTCTAATAGTAAGTATGCTTTAAAAGCGAAAATAGCTAATGAATATTTTGAGAAATCAAAACTAGAACTTAATGAAGCATTGGCATCAGGCGCTATAACTGCTGACAAACATAGACAGCAAATGATGACATTATCTAATGTTGTTAACTCTGCTAAAGCATTGAATTTATTTGGAGATAAACCAGGTGTTGGTAGCAATACTATGACTAGACAAGATAAGTTTGATTTAATGAACTTACAAATGGATATAGGTCAACTAGATCAAGAAATTGAAATGGCTCGTGATAACACACCGTTGCAAAACGCTTTAAAGCAAGAAAAAAGAATACTTGAAACTAGAGCTACAGAGATAATAATGGCTGATAGAAATGCTCAAAGACAAGCTAAAAGAATAGAAGCTGAAAGAAAACGTAGAGATAATAGAGGTCGTTTATTCTCAGGTGTACCAGTTATAAATCCTTTTACAGCTTTTAATAAAAAACAAGAAGATATGTCAGCTGAAGAGTTAGTAGCTGATTATGAATTAGATAAAAAACAAAATGACGATTACAGTAAGCTTCAAAGATTAAGAGTTAAACAAGAAGCAGGTGAAATAGATAGTAGTACTCAAGAAGGTTTTGATCAAATTACAGATGCTGGTGCAGGTATAATAGAAAATGCTTTTCAAAGATTATATCAAAAAAGTAGTTTAGCAACACCACAACAGTTTAGACAAGAATTAAAAAATGAGTTTGTAAAAGTATTTGATAGTTATAATCAAGCTAAAGATCCTAATAATTTAGGTATAGGTAAACAAACGAGTAACTTATTTAATTTACGAGCTAACGCTGTAGCTACTAGAAATATTAGACAGC